GCACGCCCGGACCGTGATGACCCAGCCCGAGTTCGAGGACCGGTTCACCCGGTACAAGGACACCGTCTACGGCAGACAATTCCTCGGCTCGAAGAACCAACAGGTGCTTCGCGAGCGCCTCAAGGATGTGATCCTGCGCCGCCGCAAGGACGACGTGCTTCCGGAGTTGCCGCCGCTCATCGTGCAGGACGTGCCGCTCGACCCGGTGCGGGACTGGAAGGCCAGCCTCGGCCTCGACGCCCGCATGACGGCGGGTCGGCTGGATTTCGCCCTCGCCGACGAGACCGACGACGCCCTTATCAAACGCCTGCGCACTCCCGACGCGCATGTCGCGACGCTGCGCCGCGAGCTGGGCGAACTCAAGGTCCAGCCGACTATCCTTTGGGTCCAGGAGCGGATGCTGTCGGCGAACAAGCTCCTCCTCTTTGCCTGGCATCACAGCGTCATCGAGCACCTCCGTCGGGGGCTTCTTGAGTTCGGCCCGGTGGTGGTCACCGGCGAGACCTCGCCCTTGGCCCGGGCCACGGCGATCGAGGCGTTTCAGACCCGTCCCGGCAACAGGCTCTTCATCGGGCAGGTCCTGGCGGCCGGGACCGCGATCACGCTGACCGCGGCCTCCGAGGTCGCGATCGTCGAGCCGAGCTGGGTCCCCGGCGAGAACGTCCAGGCGATCTGCCGGGCGCACCGTCTCGGGCAGCGCGACAGCGTCTTGGCGAGCTTCTTGTTTTTGCCCGGCACTTTGGACGAGCGGGTCATGCAGGTTTTCAGGCGCAAAGCTGGCGAGATCGCCGAGCTACAAGGAGACAACGAAGATGCAGCTTAATGTGAGTTTGACGATCGATCTGGAGACCGCGGCCGGGCGCGCGATGTTCGCGCAGTTGTCCCAGTTGTTGCCTTCGGGATCGGCGGTCTCCCCGGAACCGGTCGCGGGGGATGGTACCCGGATCGACACGACCCGACTTGACCCCGAAAAGGTAAAGGCCAACCGGCAGCAGGCCGCGGCCAACGCGCGTGCCGCCAAGCTCGCCAAACAGGCCGAGGCCACGCCGGAGCCCGCCGAGGCCAACGGCGGCGATCTCGAGGGCCAGCTGGTCGGTGACGATCCCACCGAGACCCCGGACGACGATAGCGATCTCGGCCTCGACGACCCCTCGATGTCGCCGGCCGAGGCCAAGGACGCCGGGCTCGCCCTGTTGCGCGAGGTCTTCGCCACCAAGCCGGCCGAGGTCAAGAAGCTCCAGAAAGCCTGGAATATCGCGAAGTTCCACGACGTCCCGATGGAGCGCGGCCACGAGTTCTACCAGCAGGCGATGAAGCTGGCCCAGGACGCGGGTCTGCGAAAGTGATCTGGCGAGGCATGGCGGGGCAGGGCGAGGTTGGGCTCGGCGTGGCATGGCGGGGCAGGGCGAGGTTGGGCTCGGCGTGGCATGGCGGGGTGAGGTAGGGCATGGAACATAGTCTTCTCGGAGCCTCCAGCGCAGCGCGTTGGCTGTCTTGTCCCGGCAGTTTCAAGCTCTCGCAGACCGCGCCGCACCGGCCGTCCTCGATCTACGCCGCGACCGGGTCCCTGGCGCACGAGCTGATCGAGCAGGCCGTCCGCAACGGGTCCTTCCAGTGCGACGAGAGCGACATCGGCGGGACGCTCACGCGGGACGGGCACGAGATCACGATCGACCAGGCCCTCATCGACGGCGTCAACCTGATGCTCAACTACTTGCGCCCGGCGGGCTCAGGGACTTTCGATTGCTGGTTGGAAGCCGAGTTCCGTGTCGATCTCAATACCTACTTTCCGGTTCCGCCTCCGGTCTCCGTGTTCGGCACAGTCGACGCCGCGGTGTTGCTGCTGAATAGCGGGGTTTTGGAAGTGATCGATTACAAGAACGGCACCGGGATCACAGTGTCGGTGATCGAGAACCCACAGCTGTTGTTCTACGCCGCGGGGGTTTTGGCATATCTCCATCCGGCGCAACGTGCTCGGGTAAAGCGCGTCAAACTGACGATCGTGCAGCCCAACGCCGGTGGCGCCCCGGTGCGGTCCTGGGACCTGGATGTCCTGGACCTCTTGATGTGGGTCGAGGACGTGCTGGTCCCCGGCGTCGAGGCTTGCGCCGAGGATAACGCGCCGCTCAACCCCGGGCCGTGGTGCCGGTTCTGCCCGGTCTCGCACGCTTGCCCCCGCCTGATGCAGGACGCGGTCGCGATGGCCAAGCGCGAGTTCGACGACGACCCGCCACAAGAGCCCGATGAACTGGCGAAGGCGCTCGACGCCGCCGAGCGCGCCGAATTGTGGATCGAGCGGATACGCGAGTTCGCCGTCAACCAATTGGAGCACCAGGTCCGCATCCCAGGCTGGGGTCTCGTCCCGACCCGGCCGACGCGCAAGTGGACCGCCCCTGACGCGGATATCGCGACCCGGATGGAGTGTGCTGGCGCCGACCGTGACGTGGTCTGGGAGACCCGGGTCCGGTCCCCGGCTCAGATGGAAAAAGCCCTGACCCGTACTCGGGAAGGTCGCCGGATCTGGGACAAGTTTGCCGTCCCCGTGGTCGAGGCCAGGTCCTCGGGGGTCAAGCTCGGCCGGGACCACCATCGGGCCGCCGCGGAGGACTTCGCCGATGAGTGAGCATCTGCGCCTTCAGTTGGAAGGGGTCCTCACTTCCCTGGACGATCTCCGCATCGACATCGAAGCGTGGGCCAGCCGCTTCGTGCGACAGCTACCCGACGACCTGGCCATGCCCGACGGCAAGATCGACCGGTTCCGTCCCTGGGAAGTCGTCACCGGTGAGATGACCAAGCTCGACACGATCGTCCACGCGCTGAAGCATATCGTCGATTACGAGTTGAACGCGCCTCCCCCTCCTGTCGCTCCGTTGCATCGGATGCACCCGACGGCTGCCGAGATTTGTGTCGGAGCCGCCGAGCTGGTCGGTGGTCTTCGTGCGGTCACGCACGGGGATAAGGCGCTCAACTTCAAGAACATCGCCGACATCTGGACCGCGGTCCTCACTGCGAAATCACGGCGCGACGGCACTGTCGAAATCTTCGTCGACGCTGTCGACGTCGCCAACATGCTCGAAGCCCTCAAGATCGCCCGCCGCTACAGCGGCACCCACAACATCGACGACTACGTCGACGGCGCCGGCTACGCCGGCTGCGCCGGCGAGATCGCCGAGCACCTCAACATTCAACCAAAGGAGACCTGACGATGGCTGCCTCTGTTCGTACCCCGGTCGGGGTCTTGAGTTTCCCCAACCTCTTCTCGCCGCGCCCCCGGTCCCCCGGCGCCGAGCCGGTCTACCAGTGCTCGCTGTTGTTCGACGCAGCCGCCCAGAAAGATCCCGCGTATGCGTTGTTGCGTAAGGCGGTTATGGAAGAGATCGAGGAGAAGTGCGGCGTCGGCAAGAGCACCGACCGGGCCTTTATGGCCGGCATGCGCTCGCCGTTCCGGCCCTGCGCCGAGAAGCAATACTCGGGTTACGACATCCCCAATGGCGTGTTTATCAGCCCTTGGACAAAGTCCAAACCCGGACTTGTTGATGCGGTGCGTAACGAAATACTAACCCCCGAAGATGTGTGGGCAGGACAACTAGCCCGCGCTACGGTCAGCCCGTTCTATTATTTCAACTCCGGCAACAAGGGCGTATCGTTCGCGCTGAACAATTTGCAAATTGTTCGCGCTGATGGCCCCAGACTTGATGGTCGAAAGAAGGCAGTCGATGACTTCGACGACTGGTCTGGCCCTGGCGCAATGGTTACCGCCGACGATGAAATTCCTTTCTGACCGGGCAAGGCGAGGCAGGGGCAAGGTGGGGTCCGCGGCTGGGTGAGGCAAGGCGTGGCTGGGCGGGGTCAGGCGTGGCAGGGCGAGGTCAGGCGCGGTTAGCTCCGGTTGGGTCGGGTGTGGTTCGGCATGGTATGGCCTGGCATGGCCGGGTTTGGTCAGGTCGGGTCGGGCTTGGTAGGGCAAGGTGAGGAAAACTTCAACTTCAAGGTATGGGGACGAGACATGAAGAAGACCTACATCTGCGTTCTTCAAGGCACCACGGCTATCTTGATGCACCGCTTTGGCGATGCCGAGGAAGCAGGGGCGAATACCCGCAAGGTTCATGTAAAAGCACAAGATCCGCGCGAGACCGCCGAGAAAGGCGCTTACCGCAACGCCGCGGGAGAGTTGTACGTCCCCGGCGCTGCCGTTGCTCGGATGATACGGGAGGGCGCCAGTGGGCACAAACAACGCGGCTCTCGCCGGTCGTTGAAATACATCATGTCGTCGGCAGTGCAGATCCTGGTCGAGGAGATCACACTGCGGGACAGCGAGGGCAACGCCTTAACCGATTTCGAGATAGACAGCCGCCCGGTGGTGATCCCCTCGACCAAGGGGCGGGTCATGCGCCATCGCGCCCGGATAAATCCTCCCTGGTGGATTGAGTTCCCCGTGGTGGTCGATGACGACGTGATGGACCCGGCCTTGGTT